TGTATTCACTTGTGATATGGATGGTAATAGAACGGAACATAAGTTACCTTCAATTGGACAATACGCATATTCTAACAAATTACAAATACAATCAGTAACAACTAATACGATAACTGTAAATGTTGGAGCATCAGGACCTAATGTAGAGTTCACACCTACTAACGCAACTTACAATCCAGCTACTGGAGATTTTGTAATGACAGTAGGAACACATAGTTTAAGTATTGGTGAGGGAATTGTAATAACAACGGGTTCAATCGCATTTACTTGTGATATGGATAACAATCAATCGGTTAAATCATATCCTAGATTTGGAATAGACCCATACGCTGGTCGTTCTATGGTGATAACTAACACTACACCAACTACATTGACGGTTAGTGTTGGCGCATCTGCGGCTAACAAATACTTTACACCATCTGCAGCTAATTATAACGCACTTACAGGCGATATGTCTGTAACTGTTGGACAGCATGGCTTGGGTGTTGGTAGAAGTGTTATTTTAGCAACGGGTTCAATCGCATTTACTTGTGACCAAGATGGTAACACAACAACACATAGTTATCCTAGAGTTGGTAGTGACCCATATGTTGGAAAATCAATTGAGATAAAATCAGTTGGATTCACTCAACACACAGTAACTAATGCACCATATAACGCTGAAACTGGCGATGTTACTTTAACAATAGCATCTCACGGATTTAGTAATGGAGATTATATTAAACTTTCCGATAACTCATTAACTTACAATTGTGTATTGGATGATAATGTAGTTTCAAAATCTTACCCTAGGGCTGGATATGATTATCCAAGCGGAAGATGGTTAAGTATATCTGGTGTAACTACAAATACGTTTAACATCAATATAGGTGCATCATCATATACAAACTCACATACATTTGTGACAGCAAGTATTAATGGAGTACAAAGACAGAATGGTATCTTCACAATCAATGTAGGGGATGCTGGGAGTGCTTCTGGTTCAATACATACATTTGTATCAGCATCATCAAACGCTGTAAAATACCTGCCACAATCAGTTCATACGTTTGTATCAGCATCAGCTGGGGCAATTAAACATTTACCTCAAGCAACTCATACATTTGTTAGAACTAATAAAAATTCAATAAGTACATTACCTGTATTAGTTGAAAATGGTAATGGTTTAATTAAAGTAACAAATACAACTCAATACTCATCATCAATATCAGCAAGTAGAGCTGAATTAGATATTATCACATCATCATTTAAGCATGTAGCTGATATTATTGAAAATGGTGTTGCATTTGTACCGGATTCATTGGCAAGAAACTATAATTACGGATTTGAATTATCTACACCAACTTTATTACATATAAGTTCTAAAGAGCAAACAATTGGTACGGGTTCATATAACTTATCAACTCAAATTACAAACGTAAGTTCTTCTTATGGTACTGTTGTAAACGTTGTTAAAAACGGATTGAGTGTATTACCTACATTAGTAACAAATACATCATCATCGTTAAAAGTAACAAACGCAAATCCTGTAAGACAAGCAACATCAGCATCATCTTTTGATACTAATAAGATTGCAAGTGGATTTGATTTGATATTAAGTGTAATTGAAAATGGAACATCGGTTCTACCAACAATTATATCAAATACATCAGCAAGTATTAAGGTAACTAACACACCACAATTAATAAGTGGAAGTGCGGCAGGAAGATTGCAGGGTAAATTAATATCATCATCTTTATCTTTGGTAATTGATGTGTTATTAAATAATGGTACAAGCTCAATTACATATAGACCATCCGCATATCCAATAGCAAATACAAATGCAAAAATAAATTCAGCATATAATCTATTAGTAAGTAACTCTAAATTTATAGTTGATGAAACTATTGCTTATATGAGTTCATCTTGGAGTGGATTTGCATATACACAAAGTAAATGTGAAAGAGATTTGACAGGAATCCTTAGTGGTTCTGCATTTGACCTTTTATATGGTGGTAATTCAGCATCTTTGTTTAATGGTAAGTTCTATTTTGATTTCCCATCTCAAGCAACTGGTTCACAATTAGACCAAACTATAACTGCATTAAAGTACGCAAGTGGATTAGCAGAAAAGGTTGTATTGAATACTGTATTTACACATATATCAGCATCACAATTGGTATCATCATCGGCATCTTACAATTCATTGAGAGAAAACAAAGGATTTATACAAAGTGAATCAATTGCATATCTATCAGCAAGTTGGGCTAAGCATGATTATAATGAAACTACTTGTAAGAGAGATATTGGATACATTATAGATGCAGTAGCAACTGATTTGTTGTATGGTGGTAACGAAAGAAGTGTGATAGCAGGAAGATATTATTATGATTATCCATCTCAAGCTACAAACGCACAATTAGAACCAACATTGACTGGTGTAAGATATGCAAAAGGAACGGCTATGAACGTAGTTGTTAATAAGCAGATATTTACAGCATCTTTGGAAGTTCAATACGCATACGATTTAATAAAAGCTAACAAACTATTCATACAAAGTGAAAGTGTTGCATATGTAAACGTTAAATACCCTAACTTAGATTATAGTGAAAGTAAATGTTATAGAGATTTAGGATATATCATTGATGGTGTAGCAACTGATTTACTTTATGGTGGAAATGAGAGAAGTAGAGATAATGCAGATTACTATTATCAGTTCCCATCTCAAGCAAATGGGTTTGGTTCGCAAGTAATTCAAACAACGGATGCAATTAAGTACGCAGCTAGAATAACAACGGCATCTATTAGTAGTACATTAATAGCAGCACCTTCTATCGTACTTAATACTTTAGAAAACATTAAAGTAACTAACGCTACACAACTTGTAACATCATCATTGTTTGGAACTGTGGCTGAAGCTAACGCAATATCGGCATCAATTTCTATTGTAGCAAATATAGTAAGAAATGGTACGGGTTCATTACCAACTTTAATTCCATATACAACTCAATCGGTTGATACTAATGTAATATACTCATATAATTTATTAAAAGCAAATATTGGATTTATTGTATCGGAATCAATAGCATATTTAAGTTCATCTTGGTCAACAGCATCTTATAATGAAGAAAGTTGTTCTCGTGACTTACGATTTATATTGAGTGGTTCGGCTGAGGATTTATTGTACAACGCAAATTCGGCATCTATATTTAATGGTGTATTCTATTATCAGTTCCCATCAGCAGCAACAAGTTCACAATTGAATCAAACTCTTGATGGAATAAACTACGCAAGTAGATTAGCACAAAATATAGTACAAAACGTAACTTATGTAACTGCATCAGCAATCGTATCAGCATCATACGCATTGATTAGAAAAAATAGAGAGTTTATACAAAATGAAACTATTGCGTATCTATCTTCTTCTTGGAGTACAGCATCTTATGATGAAGTAACTTGTAAAAGAGATGTTGGTCATATTATAGATGCGGTTTCTACGGATTTACTTTATGGTGGAAACGAAAGAAGTACAAACGCTGGGGTGTTCTATTACTTATATCCATCACAAGCGCAAGGTTCACAATTACAACCAACATTAGCAGGTGTTAATTACGCAGGACAACTTTCTAAGAATGTTGCGGCATCATTAACATTTGTGACAGCATCTCAAATAGTATCAGCATCGGTTAATTTGTTAAGAAAGAATAGAGAGTTTATACAAAATGAAACCCTAGCTTACTTAACTGCTAGCTGGAGTACATTTGAGTATGATAAAGATAAGTGTAAGAGAGATGTTGGCTATATATTAGATGGTGTAACAACTGATTTATTATATGGTGGAAATGAAAGAGGTGTATTCAGCGGAGAGTTCTATTACAAATATCCATCTAAGGCAATTATTGAAGGAGATGGTGATGGTGTAGGACAATTAGGGCAAACAATTGATGGTATAAACTACGCAAGTAGAATAGCACAAAAGATTGTAAAAAATACATTGTTTGTAACAGCATCAGTAGAGGCATCCGCATCGTTTGATTTATTAAGAAAGAATAAATCATTTGTGGCAGCTGAAACTATCGCTTATGTATCTTCATCTTGGAGTAGTGTATATTATAACGAAGCAACTTGTAAAAGAGATGTAGGATATCTAATAGATGCAGCAGCAACGGATGTATTGTATGGTGGACAAGAAAGAACTGTGATAGCAGGGCAGTATTATTACTTATATCCTTCTAACGCAATTAATTCAGGCGTACCATCAACTCTAAATCAATTAGACCCAACTCTTACTGGTATCAGATATGCTGGAAAGGTATCCAAAAAGATAATAACCAATCCAACTTATTTAGTACCATCTGCATCATTATTACTAACAGCAAAATTGTTGACAGATAATAAACAATTGATACAAAAAGAAACTATAACATTCTTAAGTTCCTCTTGGAGTAATTTAAAATATAATGAAGTAAGTTGTTCTAGAGATTTAGGATTTATTATAGATGCAATCAGAACGGATTTAGTTTATGGTGGTAATGAGAGAAGTATTGAAGCAGGTTCATACTACTACAAATTCCCATCAGTAGCAATTGTGGAAAGTTACGCTGATAATACTGGACAGAAAAAACAAACGGTAGATGGTATTAACTTCGCAAGAGGAATTTCTGAAAAGGTAGTAGCAAATACTTTATTAACTTATTTAGCACCGGCAACTAAAAGAAGACAAGCAGCTGAAAGGTTAAAATCTGGTAAGGATGAATTGAAACAAAGAGCAATTGGATATACAAATGGAGCATTTCCATATTTAGTATATAATGAGGCAAGTTGTTCACGTGATACTGGATTTATTGTAGATGCGTGTGTAACTGATTTATTATATGGTGGAAATGAGAGAGGAATTGCAGCAGCATCTTCTTACTACGATGGCCAGTACGGAAGTGCAATAGCTGTGACTAGAGACCAATTATTAGAAACATTGGAAACAAATCGTTATCTAAGAACTAGAGCAGAGTTTATAGCAGCTGGTGCACCATTGGAATCATTTGGTTCTTTGATTGTGGCAACTGGTATTGACTACTCTTATAATGGTAGTGGTGTAACATTTAAAGCACTTCCTCCAAATCAGGGTGGTAGTGGTGTTGCAAATCCATTATTTGAAATTACGGAATTGGGTGGTGGTAGAATCTTCTTCACATCCGGTAACGAAACTGGTGACTTTAGAATTGGTACTGGATTGAGTATTAATCAGGCAACTGGTACTTTGGTGGGTAGAACATTTAGTAAATCTCTATTCTCATTAGTAACTCCGTTCTCATTGGCACTACAAATATAAAAAAGAAAATAAAAAAATAAAAAAATGGCAGAAGTTTTTGTACCCTTAAATCGGTTTCAGTCAGTAGTAACAGGCCTGACTGGAGAACCTGATGAAATATATGCAACTCCGGCGGGTGTATCATCTATTGTGTTATCATGTCAAATTACAAACAATAGTTTGATAACACAACCTGTAACTATATTTGTAATATCAAATAAAGAAATACCCTTACCTGAATTTGGTAATGTATATAGTGGAAGTTCCTTTATAAGTTCTTCCGTATCTTTATTAGATTTTAGTGGTAGTTTTGCTAGTGCATCTTTATTACTTAATTCAAATAGACAATTTTTAAGAAAAGAAATAGCGGCATATACTGATAATCAAAATAGTTTATCGGAAACTCCATTTACTTTTATATCATCCTATTTTGAGCAAAATACTTTAGATGATGTGGATGCAATAAAGTATGATATAGTTAATAATACAACTATTAGAACAAATAAAGCAGCTAAAGCATATTTTGATAAAAATGGTGTATCTTTAATTGATTCAACTGAATATTCGGCATCTTTGTTCGCTTTAGATTATTTAAAAGTATTATCAAATCAAATTATAAAAAATGAATCAACAACAGGTTCGTTGGATTCACCATTATTATTTCAAAGTGGCGTTACACAATCTGTATTAAGTGGATTTACAAATGGCACAACTGCTGGTATATCAGCATCTATATATGTAGTAAATTCTTTAGTAGATGTTATAAAAGCTACAATTGAATCTCCTGTACTTGTTGAACAAGAAGCTGTGAGATTGGTTACTAACGTATCAATTCCGCCAGCAGATTCTTTATCTCCTGTTGTTTCTGGTAAATTAGTATTAGAAGAAACTTATGGATTTATTGTTTCTGGTTCACCTGAATTAACTGTGGTTCTTTCCTTGTTAGAAAGTGCAAATGAATAACAATAATATCATTGATTGATATTTATAAGGGATTCTCTATATTTATAACAAAGCTGGAAAGTAACGCATGGCAATTAGTAATCTATTAACAGGAAGGGTAAGGGTTGTAAGCCCAAAAAATGTAACATCTGACAGATATCAGTTTTTGGATTTGTCACAGGCCGAACCAAATTTTGGAGTCCCATCGTTCAGCGCATCTCTTTATGATAATCCAGCGATATTAGTTTCAGATTCCGATGGAAATAGAGGATTTGTTCAATTACCATCATCCACAAAATTAGTAACTGGTTCAATAACGGCATCTGTAACTCCTGAATATGGATTTCAGGTAGTTTCTGTAGATAGTGGTTCTCAATTTACTGGTAGTGTATTTGTAAGTGGTAGTGTAACGGCCAATTATTTTATTGGAGATGGTTCACAACTTACAAATGTTGCATCGACTGTAGCACCTAGAATTGCTAGTGGTAGTGCAACCGCATCTATTTCTCCTGATTTGGGATTGCAAATAAATGTTGATACTACAATATTAGGAAATCTTTATGTATCCCAATCAATAATTGCAGACCAACTTATTGTTAATTTAATCTCATCGTCTGTAATTTTTTCGTCTGGGTCTAATATATTTGGAAACACCAATACTAATATCCAACAATTTACTGGTTCTGTTCAAATACAAACGGAATTAATAGCGGGATATGTAACAGCATCATCTTTTAGTGGTTCATTTACTGGAGATGGTAGTAATTTATTTAATGTACCTGCCGCAACTTCTCCTAGAATTGTTTCTGGTTCTGCAACAGCATCCATATCTCCGAATGAGGGATTATTAGTTAATACTGGAGTAACTATTGCGGATTATTTAATAGTTACTGGTTCGGCAACATTTTATTCAGCTGTATCCGCTTCAGTATTTAGTGGTAGTGGTGAATCATTGTTTAATTTACCTGACTCAAAAAGAATAGCAAGTGGTAGTGTAACCGCATCTGTAAGTCCTGATTCTGGATTTATTGTTGAATCATTAATTAAAGGTTCTCAATTTACTGGTAGTATAAATGTTAGTGGTAGTGTATTAGTACAAAGTGGTTCATATCTTGTTGGAGATGGTAGATATTTAAGCAATATTTCTTTTGCAAATTTATCAATAGATTCAACAAGAATATTTAGTGGAAGTGCAACAGCATCTATTTCACCATCAGAAGGATTTAAAGTAAATGTTAATTCAAGTATTAGTGGTAGTTTAAATGTATCTCAATCAATTATAGCATCACAATTTAGTGGCTCATTCTCTGGTTCTTTTCAAGGGGATGGTAGTAGATTAATAAATTTACCAATAGCTACTAAAATAGCAAGTGGTAGTGTAACTGCATCGGTTGACCCAAATAATGGATTTGTAGTAACATCGGTAGCAAATGGTTCTACTTTTAGTGGTAGTGTATTTTTAAGTAGCGGCTCTTATTTCTCTGGTAGTGGTAAATATATATTTGATATACCATTTGCAAATTTAACAGGAGATACAATTAGAATATCAAATGGTAATGTAACTGCATCAGTAAGTCCTGATTATGGATTTAAAGTAGAATCATTAGTAAGTGGTTCTCAATTTATTGGAAGTATAAGTGTAAGTGGAAGTATAAGTGTAAGTGGTAGTGTGACAGCATCATTTTTTGTTGGAGATGGTAGTAAATTATTTAACATACCAGCTTTAACCGCTGTATTAATAGCAAGTGGTAGTGTAACTGCTTCGGTAGCACCTGATAAAGGATTTATTGTAACATCTACGGCAAGTGGTTCTAAATTTACTGGTTCAATAAATGTAAGTGGTAGTGTAACTGCATTTAATTTTTATGGTTCTGCATCTCAAGCTGAAAATGCAAATTTATTTGATGGTAGAGAATCATCAACATTTGCAACAACTGGTTCAAACTTATTTACTGGTTCTCAATTTATTACTGGTAGCTTAACTGCTAATTTCTTTATTGGGGATGGTTCTGGATTAACTGGAGTAAGAGCTGATGTTACACCTCGTATAGCAAGTGGTAGTGTAACGGCATCTATATCTCCTGATACTGGATTATTAGTAAACACAACTGTATCAGCATCTTCATTTAGTGGTAGTGGTGATGGATTATTTAATATTCCATTATCTGCATTTAGTAGTGAAGTATCTAGAATAGCAACTGGTAGTATAACAGCATCTGTTAATCCTGATTATGGATTTAGAGTAGAATCTATTAGTAGTGGTTCTCAGTTTACGGGTTCATTATTTGTAAGTGGTAATATCCAAGTATCTTCTGGTTCATTTTTTAGTGGTAGTGGTGAGGGATTATTTAATATACCATTTGCATCTATATCTGGAGAAATATCAAAAATTTCAAGCGGTTCTGCAACGGCATCAATTTCTCCTGATAAAGGATTTGAAATAAATGTAAATACAAGAATAACTGGCTCTCTATTAGTAGTTAGTTCTAGTAATTTTTTATCATCAGTATCTGCATCTATATTTAGTGGTAGTGGTGAATCTTTATTTAATATTCCATTAGCAGCATTAGCAACGGAAGCTCTAAGAATAGCAAATGGTGATGTAACCGCATCTGTTTCTAATGATGGATTTGTAGTAAAAACTCCATTCTCTGGTTCTCAAATTGGTTCTAGATTTACTGGTAGTTTATCAATTAGTGGTAGTGTATTTTTAAGTAGTGGTTCTTTTTATTCTGGATCTGGAGAAGGGTTATTTAATATTCCGTTTTCAGCATTATCTACTGAAGTGTTTAGAATTGCAAGTGGTAGTGTAACTGCATCAGCAAGTCCTAATTTTGGATTTGTCGTAACATCTGCTGCAAGTGGTTCTCAGTTTAGTGGTAGTGTTAGTATTAGTGGTTCATTAAGTGCATATGGAAATGGATTTATTAGTGGTACATTACTTGTAACATCTGCCTCTAATTTCTTTGATAGTACTTTAATTATAACTCGCCAATATTCTCAATTTAGTGGTAGTGTATATGGTTCAATATTTAGTGGTTCTAATTTCTTTGGACAATCATTTAGTGGTTCGCATATTGGAGATGGTTCTCAATTAACTAATGTAAATGCATTATCGGCATATGTATTACAATCTGGCTCATTCACAGCATCATTTATACCAAATATCGGATTAAAAGTTAATACAAATTTATTTGTTGAAAATGGTAGTGTAACCGCAAGTAATTTAAATTTAGTAAATAGTGCATATGTAGGAAATAATCTTTATGTAGAAAATAATATATACGCTAAACAAATATCTGTTCAATTTATATCATCATCGATAATTTATTCAACCGGTTCAAATATATTTGGAAACACCAATACCAATATCCAACAATTTACTGGTTCTGTTAAAATACAAACGGAATTAATAGCAGGATTTGTAACAGCATCATCATATACTGGTTCATTTAGTGGGGCATTTAAAGGTGATGGTAGTGGATTAATAAATATCCCAGCAACAATACCAACATTAATAGCAACAGGCAGTGTATCTGCATCTGTATCATTACAAAATGGATTTGTAGTAAGAGCTTCTGAAAGTGGTTCTTTGTTTTATGGTAATGTTATTATTACTGGTTCTAAAACTGAATTAACTTCAAGTTTATTTGTAGAAGGACCTGCATTATTTAAAAGTGGTATATCGGCATCTGTATTTAGTGGTAGTGGTGCGGGATTAACAAATTTACCAGAAACTACTAGATTGGGTAGTGGTAATGTAACAGCTTCAGTAAATTCTAATTTTGGATTTATTGTAATATCAACCGATAGTGGGTCTGTATTTACTGGTTCTATTTTAATAACCGGTAGTGTAACAATACCATCTGGGTCTGGATATTTTAGTGGTAGTGGTGAAGGATTGAGTAATATTCCATTCTCTGCTTTATCTGGGGATGCATTAAGATTAGCAAGTGGAAGTGTAACAGCTTCTATTTCTCCAAATAAAGGATTCGAAGTAAATACTTTTACAAAAATATCTGGAAGTTTAGTTGTATCATCATCGGGACATGTAGTAGATGTATCTGATATTAATAAAGTATTTGCTGTAACTAATAACTCTTCTATGGAGTATTATTTTACCGGTGCAGTTAGTGGTTCAAATCCTACAATAACTTTAGTAAAAGGAGTAACTTATACATTTAACGTAAACGCAAGTGGCCACCCATTTTACATAAAAGCTGCACCTGTAACTGGAACAGGTAGTACATATAATACGGGTGTATCTGGAAATGGAACACAGGTAGGAACAATAACATTTACTGTACCAAATACCGCACCAGCAACTTTATATTATATTTGCCAATACCATTCAATGATGGTAGGTACAATTAATATTGTTGATGAATTGGTAATACCAGCTACTATTGAATTAATTGGAGATGTGAATGTTACTGGAAGTGTAAGTATAACATTTGGTTCAACATTTAGTGGTAGTGGGGCAAACTTATTTGATATTCCATTCTCTGCATTTAGTGGAGATGCAATTCGTATAGCAAGTGGTTCTGCAACGGCATCAATATCTCCGATTAATGGATTTTTGGTAAATACTAAAGCACAATTTGAAGGTAATGTGTCGGCATCAATGTTTACTGGTAGTGGTGCTGGATTATTTGATATTCCGTTCTCATCATTTACCGGAGATGCATCTAGAATTTCTAGTGCTAGTGTAACGGCATCTGTTTCACCTACATTTGGATTTAAAGTGGAATCATTGAAAAGTGGTTCGCAATTTACTGGTAGTATAAATGTAAGTGGAAGTATTTCAATATCATCTGGGTCTTTTTATTCTGGTAGTGGTAGATTTTTATTTGATATTCCAGAATCTGCATTATCATTTTCTCCAAATAAAATAATAAGTGGTTCAGTAACAGCTTCTGTAAGTCCGGATTATGGATTTAGAATAGAATCAGTAGATTATGGTTCTGAATTTACTGGAAGTATTAGAGTATCTGGCTCTGTGAATATAGATAATTCATTGACTGTAACTAATTCGGTTATAGCAAACGAATTTAGTGGTTCATTTAGTGGTAGTGGTGCAAATTTATTTGATATTCCATTATCTGCGCTAGTACAAAATGTTTACCAAATAGCAACAGGTTCAGTAACCGCATCAGTAGACCCTAATATTGGATTTATTGTAAATTCAAACGCAACAATTACAGGTAGTTTAATTGTATCATCATCAACCACATTACAACAAGGTTTAAATGTATTGGGTAATGTAAATGTTGATACTCTTAATAGTGGTAGCTACGGAACTATTAATTTAAGTGGCTCTACAAATATAACTGGAGCATTGGATATTATAGGAGATGCTCATTTACATAATGATTTATATGTTGATGGTAAAATTATAGCAAACCAAATAGTTACTAATTTAATTTCATCCTCAATAATTTATTCGTCTGGTTCTAATATATTTGGAAATGATGTAACAAACTTCCAACAATTCACTGGTTCACTATATGTAAGTGGTGGAGTTGGTGGCGGGGTATTTTTAAATACTGGTTCAACATTTAGTGGTAGTGGTAGGGGGTTATTTGATATTCCTTTATCGGCATTAGCAGAAAATGTTTATCAGATGGCATCTGGTAGTGTAACTGCATCTGTATCTCCTAATAACGGATTTAAAGTTTATTCATTGGATGCTGGTTCTCAATTTACCGGTTCAGTTTATGTAACAGGTAGTGTATCGGCATCATTCTTTGTAGGAGATGGTTCACAATTAACAAATGTTCTTGCAATAGTAGCTCCATTTATTGGTAGTGGTTCTGCAACTGGTTCGGTAACAAGCGGGGACCAATTTATAGTAACAACAGCAAAAACTGGTTCTCAACTTGGTTCTATATTTACTGGTTCAATAGAAGTTAGTGGAAGCATTAGAGCAACTGATTATCTTATTGGGGATGGTACATATATTACAAATGTATTTGCACAATCATCTCCAAAAATTGAAAGTGGTAGTGTAACGGCTTCAGTAAGTCCTAATTTTGGATTTAGAGTACAAACTCCATTTACACAATCTCAAATAGGTTCTCAATTTACTGGTTCAATTGAAGTTAGTGGAAGTATTAGAGCAACTCAATATTTATTTGGTGATGGTACGTTTATTACTAACGTACAAGCATCAGCAGCCCCTTTAATAGCAAGTGGTTCAGCAACAGCATCGGTATCAAGTGGTAATACATTTGTAGTAACAACTGGAGCAACTGGTTCAGCTATTGGTTCTAGATTTACCGGTTCTATTGATGTAAGTGGTAGTGTTAAGGCATTTACGTTTATAGGAGATGGTTCTCAATTAACCAATGTACAAGCATCATCTGCGCCATTTATCGCTAGTGGTTCGGCAACAGCATCTGTACAAAGTGGTGATACATTTATAGTTATAACTGGTGCAACGTCTGGTTCGGCAGTAGGTTCTCAATTTACTGGTTCGGTGGCAATTAGTGGTTCACTAAGCGCATCCTTATTTGTAGGAGATGGTGGTGGATTATTTAACATTCCAGCCGCAGCATTGCAAGATCTTGAATTAAATAAAATTATTTCTGGTTCGGCTATAGCAATAATTTCACCTAATAATGGTTTGAATATTAATACAACAATATCAGCATCTCTTTATTTTGGAGATGGTGGTGGATTGTTTAACATCCCTGCAAATGCATTAACAGACCTTAAGTTAGATAAATTAGTTTCTGGTTCTGCAACAGCATCTATTTCACCTATTGATGGATTTAGAACAAATATATTTGCAGCAATTACCGGTGGTATTTATGTAACTGGTGGGAATTTTGTAGCAGCATCCGGTTCTACATATGTAGGAGATGGAAGTGGATTGACAAATATTAATATTGCAAACTTAGCATTTGAAACATCAATATTAAAATCAGGATCATTTACAGCATCTGTTTCTCCTAATAATGGATTTGTTACAAACGCATCTGCAAGTATTTACGGTAACTTATATGTTGATAAAGGAATTACTAGTTCATTTATATATTCTCCATATTTTACTGGTTCATTCAATGGCACATATACATTTAGAGGAACTGGGCCAACCGCATCTGCTGAATATGATATTTTAAGATATGATGAAGCTAGGGGATATTATATTCCTCAACCTGAATATTCAAATGTGGAAACTGTTGGATTTAGTAATGTAAACATTTTAACAATTGTTCACAACTTAGGAGTTTTATATCCGGTTGTTCAGGTTTATCAAACTGGTTCACAACAACAAATTCTACCAGCAACTATTGAATCAATTGACTTAAACACTATAAAAATTACATTTAGTGGAACTGAAAGTGGACAAGTAGTAATTGGTAGTGGGGGTAGTGTAATTAGTGGTACAATACAAGGTAATAGAGTAGTAGGAACTGTTAATTCCGCATCTTACGCAGTATATGCTGAAAATGCAGGAACGGCATCTACTTTACTTGGTTTAACAAATGAAAATGTACAACAATTATTGTCAGCATCATTACAGCCTGGCAATTACGTTTTATCATCTCAAACTGCATCGATGAGAGTATTAAGCTCATCTTACGCAGCAACTGCATCTTACGCATTAAATGCAAATATTGATACAACATTATTTGTATTAAATTCACAAACAGCTTCAATGTTTGTAGGTACAGCATCTTTAGCATACCAAGCGATATCAGCATCATTCTCTGCCAATGGCGGTGGCGGTGGTGGTTTTGTTGATACGGCTAGTTTTGTATTAAATTCACAAACAGCTTCAATGCGTGTATTAAGTGCATCATATGCTATAACAGCATCTTACGCAGCTTACGCAGCAAATGCTTCAAACGTAGACACAACAGCATTTATTAATAAGTACTTAGATAGTACTATGTTCGCAAACTTTGTTGTAACAGGAAGTTTTGGTGCTAGTGGTAGTGTTTATGTAAATAATTTATATACATCCTCTTTATCATCTTATGTATTAACTTGGAATACAACAACTCATCAATTAGAAGCTAGAGACGTAGCTGGAGCAAGTGGTACATCCGGAACATCTGGCACATCGGGAACATCTGGGTCATCTGGTACATCTGGTTCATCTGGAAGTAGTGGTACTGATGGTTCTGGTGGTACATCTGGTACTAGTGGTACATCTGGTAGTGATGGTACATCTGGAAGTAGTGGTACGGATGGCTCAGCTGGTACATCGGGAACATCTGGTACATCTGGAACATCGGGTTCGTCTGGTTCAAGCGGTTCATCTGGTAGTGATGGTTCATCTGGTTCAAGCGGAAGTAGTGGAACATCAGGAACATCTGGTACATCTGGGTCATCTGGTACATCTGGTTCATCTGGAAGTAGTGGTAGTAGTGGAACAAGTGGTTCATCTGGAAGTAGTGGTTCTGCTGGTACATCGGGAACATCTGGTTCTACGGGTTCGGCTGGAAGTAGTGGTACATCAGGAACATCTGGTACATCTGGAAGTAGCGGTTCATCTGGAACATCTGGAACATCTGGCACAAGCGGCTCATCGGGAACATCTGGTACAAGTGGTACATCGGGAACATCTGGTACAAGCGGAAGTAGTGGTTCATCGGGATATGATGGTTCATCCGGTAGTAGTGGTTCATCTGGTTCATCTGGAAGTAGTGGAACATCCGGTACATCTGGTACATCGGGAACATCTGGTACATCTGGAAGTAGTGGTGAATCTGGAACGGATGGTTCGGCTGGTTCATCTGGTACAAGTGGTGAATCAGGAACATCTGGTACATCTGGAAGTAGTGGTACATCTGGAAGTAGTGGTACATCTGGAAGTAGTGGTTCATCGGGAACAACTGGTTCAGCTGGTACATCTGGCTCATCTGGAACATCTGGAACAAGCGGTTCATCTGGAAGTAGTGGTTCATCGGGAACATCTGGAACATCTGGAACATCTGGTTCAACAGGTTCGGCTGGTTCATCTGGGTCATCTGGAACATCTGGAAGTAGTGGAACGCGTGGTACATCTGGAAGTAGTGGTACATCAGGTTCAACTGGTTCGGCTGGTACATCTGGTACAAGTGGTTCATCTGGTTCGGCTGGCTCATCGGGAACATCTGGAAGTAGTGGTACATCAGGAACATCTGGTAGTAGTGGTTCGTCTGGTTCTACTGGTAGTGATGGTACATCTGGAAGTAGTGGTTCATCTGGTTTAGACGGAACATCTGGTACAAGCGGAAGTAGTGGTAGTAGTGGAACATCAGGTACATCAGGTAAAAGTGGTACGGATGGCACATCTGGTTCGTCTGGGTCATCTGGTTCGTCTGGTTCGTCTGGATTAAGTGGAACATCTGGTACATCAGGTAAAAGTGGTACGGATGGTACAAGCGGCTCATCTGGAACATCTGGTAAAGCTGGTTCATCGGGAACATCTGGTAGTAGTGGTTCATCTGGTACATCAGGTAAAAGTGGTTCATCGGGAACATCTGGTTCGTCTGGATTAAGTGGTACTGATGGTACATCTGGAAGTAGTGGTTCATCTGGAAGTAGTGGCAGTAGTGGTACTGACGGTTCGGCTGGAACATCTGGCTCAAGTGGTACTGATGGTTCAGCTGGTACAAGTGGTTCATCTGGTACAAGCGGTTCATCTGGTTCAGCTGGAAGTAGTGGTAGCAGTGGTACTGATGGTTCTGCAGGAACAAGCGCTACAAGCGGTTCATCTGGTTCATCTGGAAGTAGTGGTAGTGATGGTACATCTGGCACAAGTGGTTCATCTGGAAGTAGTGGTACTGATGGTTCAGCTGGAACATCTGGAAGTAGTGGAGAAAATGGAACATCAGGAACATCTGGCACAAGCGGTACATCTGGTACATCAGGAACATCTGGAGAAAGTGGTACTGATGGTTCATCTGGAAGTAGTGGTATTTCTTGTTTAACATATCTTTTATCTAATGAGGATCCTGATAATCCTGCAGTGTTCGATTGGACACGATGTGATTTTACATCAGGAGACCAAATAACAATAAACCCTGGTGACCCGAATGTAGAAATTTGTGCAATTGGAGAATCTGTTGTATTAGCAAATCCACCATACGGAACAATAAATTTAGTAGGTGCATGTCATGGTACATCTGGTGTTGATGGTTTACCTGGATATACTCCTGAATTTGGAGTAGATTACTTTAATGGTACGGATGGTTCATCTGGTTCATCTGGTTTAAATGGATTAGCTGGTACATCTGGTACATCTGGTACATCGGGCAGTAGTGGAAGTAGTGGTTCATCGGGAACATCTGGTACAAGAGGTACAAGCGGCTCATCTGGTACGAGTGGTTCATCAGGATTAAGTGGAACATCTGGAAGTAGTGGTACATCTGGCACATCAGGTATATCTGGTTCAGCTGGTACATCTGGAACATCTGGAAGTAGTGGTGAAAATGGTTCATCGGGAACATCTGGTAGTAGTGGTTCATCTGGTACATCAGGAATAAGTGGTACAGCTGGAAGTAGTGGTACATCTGGTAGTGGTGGTAAAGATGGTACATCTGGAAGTAGTGGAGCAGACGGTACATCTGGAACATCTGGTACATCTGGTTCTTCTGGATATTCTGGAACGGATGGTTCAGCTGGTACATCTGGTACATCTGGAAGTAGTGGAATAAGTGGTTCATCAGGAACATCAGGAACATCCGGAACAAGTGGAAGTAGTGGTTCATCGGGAACATCTGGTATTAGTGGAGCTGGTTCAACATCTGGAACTTCGGGAACATCTGGAACATCGGGACAAAGTGGTTCGTCTGGAACAAGCGGTACATCTGGAGAAAGTGGTTCGGCTGGTACAAGCGGAACATCTGGTGTAAGTGGTAAAGACGGTAAAGATGGTACATTTGTTGGAAGTAGTGGTTCGTCTGGAACATCAGGAACATCTGGTTCGTCTGGTACAAGCGGAACATCTGGGTCATCTGGTTCATCGGGAACATCTGGTATTAGTGGAGCAAGTACAACATCAGGAACATCTGGTTCATCTGGTACATCCGGGCAAAGTGGTACATCTGGTTCATCAGGAACATCTGGCACAAGCGGCATTAGCGGTACGGATGGTACTTACTTTGGTACAAGCGGAACATCAGGAACATCTGGTACATCTGGTTCATCTGGTGAAAGTGGCTCTGCTGGTACATCTGGAACTTCGGGAACATCTGGAGCAAGTGGTAAAGATGGTACTTATTTTGGTTCAGCTGGTACAAGCGGTACAAGCGGTACAAGCGGTACATCTGGAGAAAGTGGTACATCTGGCATATCCGGCTCATCAGGAACATCTGGTGTAAGTGGTACGGATGGTACATTCTTTGGTACATCCGGAACTTCGGGAGTAAGCGGTTCATCTGGAACATCTGGTATTAGTGGAGTAGCATCAACATCTGGTTCATCAGGAACATCTGGTACATCTGGAGCAAGTGGTAAAGATGGAACATTCTTTGGCTCATCAGGAACGTCTGGAGTTAGTGGTTCGGCTGGTACATCTGGTACATCTGGTATTAGTGGAGCTGGTGCAACGTCTGGTTCATCTGGTACATCTGGAAGTAGTGGTAAAGACGGAACTTACTTTGGAAGTAGTGGTACATCTGGAGTTAGCGGTTCATCTGGTACATCGGGTCTTAGTGGAGCTGGTGCAACATCTGGGACATCGGGAACATCCGGTGTAAGTGGTAAAGACGGTACTTATTTTGGAAGTAGTGGAACATCTGGAGTTAGCGGAACATCTGGTACATCAGGTCTTAGTGGTGTAACCGCAACCGCCGGTACATCTGGAACATCTGGGTCATCTGGTACATCTGGTATTAGTGGTTTAAATGGTACATATTTTGGAAGTAGTGGAACATCGGGCACATCGGGTCTTAGTGGTGCAACGGCAACAGCAGGTTCATCCGGCACATCTGGGTCATCTGGTACAAGCGGTATTAGTGGAACTGATGGTACTTATTTTGGTACAAGCGGAACATCAGGAGTAAGTGGAACATCTGGTACATCATTCTATGGTGTAACATCTGGAACGTCTGGAGTATCTGGAACATCTGGTACATCCTTTTACGGAGTAACATCTGGTACGCGTGGTTCTGCTGGTACATCTGGAACTTCTGGGTTTTTAACTTTAACCGGTACAACTGATAATGGTATATTAACATTAAATGGTGCACAACCAAATGCAAGTGTTGAAGCTAATTTAACATTTGATGGTAGCTTGTTGACAGTAGCTGGAGCAGTATCACCAACAACATATAGAGAAACATATTCTGATTTAGGAACTGGTGGAGCAACATTCTCAATCGATTTAAGTACAGCAAACAATTTTAAGAAAACTGTAAACGCAAATGGAACGGTTACAATAACAAATCCACCAGCTGGAAAAGCATTTGGATTTACACTAGCATTAACAAATGGTGGTGGATATACAATAGCTTGGACTAGTGTTAAATGGGCTGGTGGAGCACAACCAACTCTAACAACATCTGGTACGGATATTATTGTAATATATACTTATGATGGAGGCAGTACCTATTATGGTTTCTTAGCCGGAAAAAATATGATATAATAAGTTATGGGAATAGCAAGAAGATTAATACCTAGCGGAATGGCAGAACCTTTCAAATTTACAATAGCAGTTGGTGCTGGTGGTTTATTTACTTTACCATTGAATGATTATAATGGATTAACTCCAAACTTTAGTGTAAGTTGGGGCGATGCTACGTCAAATAGTATAACAGCATATAATGATACTAATAGAGCACACACATATACATCAGCTGGTACATATCAAATAGAAATAACTGGATTCATGCCATCATTTGCAGTTGATAATAAAGCAGCAATAAAAAGTTTGATTACATCTGTTGATGCATGGGGGACTGTTGGTTTAAGAGTTATCAATTTTTATGGTTGTAATAATATTAGTACTCTACCAACTGATTATATTGGATTAGCTGATGTTGAGATATTTTCAAATTTTATGCGTTCAACTGCTATAACAACAATTCCTTCAACAATATTTTCAAATTCAACACAAGCATTATCTTTTACGGATATTTTTTCATTTACAGCCATAACAAGTATACCATCTGGGTTGTTTACTAATAATGTTAATGCTACTGATTTTGGTGCTGCATTTAGTACATGTCTTTCTTTAGCAACATACCCATCTAATTTATTTGATACTAATATAAATGTATCTGGTTTTGCTGGTACATTTAAATTATGCAAATTATTAACATCACCATTACAATTTACATATAATACTGCTGTAACTGATTTTTCTAATTTATATTTTCAAAACACAACAACAAATAGTATGTCTGGTACGGCACCATCACTTTGGACTAGAGTTCCTCAACCATATGGAGTGGGTGCATTTAAAAATTGTACTGGTTTATCAAATTTCGCATCAATACCTTCAAATTTTAAATAATTATGTATTTAAGAATTATAAACGATACTATAATATATCCATATACAATTCAACAATTAAAGTTAGATAATTCAAATGTAACTTTTCCTGAAAATTTAACTAATGCTGTTTTACTTCAATGGGATATGATTAGTGTTCAACCAACAGTAAAACCAAACGATTATACAAAAAATATTTCCGAAGGAACTCCTGAATTAATAGATGGTACATATAATCAAGTTTGGAATCAATCAAACGCATCTGAAACGGAAATTAATATTCGTATAGAAAATAAATGGATAGAAATCAGAAATTTGAGAGACCAATTACTTTTAGAATCTGATTGGACACAATTAGCAGATTCTCCGCAAATTACAAATAATGACTGGAAAACATACAGACAATATCTTAGAGATATTACCAGTCAAAGTAACCCTTTTGGTATAAGCTGGCCTACAAAACCTTAAAAGGAAATTTATTATATTTATACCTATAACAAAATTACGGATATAAATGAAAATAAATAGTCCCATTTTTTCAGGCTCAATAACGCAAGCAGTTAATGCGTATGCTACATTGAGTGGTTCGTTTACGGGCTCATTTACAGGTTCATTCAAAGGTTCTATTGATGTTCAGCAAGCATCTTTTGATTATTTAACAATTGGTCAAAGATTAATAGTTAGCGGAAGCTTAATTGTTACTGGTTCTGGAAATATAATTGGCCCATTAAATGTAACCGGTTCTACTAATATATTATCTGGCTCGGTGAATGTATTATCTGGCTCGGTAACAATAGAAGGTGTAAGTGTGTTAGATACAGCTTTAGCATATGCTATCGCATTAGGATAAAAATAAAAATAAATGGCAAATACATTTAAAAATAGTATAAGTGGTTCGATTGGTACGGCAAATACAATTGTATATCAAGCACCAGCTGCTACATCAACAACTGTAATTGGGATGAGTGTTGCAAATACTAACCTTAATAATAATATTAATGTTAGTGCAACTTTAACAAGTGCTGGACAAGCTAAGACGGTATATGTAGTTAGAAATACTACTATACCTGTTGGAGGAAGTGTAGTGTTTGTTGGTGGTGACCAAAAAATAGCAATGAGTGCAGGAGATTTTATTTCGGTACAATCTTCAGTAGCTGCATCGGCAGATGTAATTGTTTCGGTTTTAGAAATTAGTTAAAAGTAATAAAATAGATGAATGTTTTAGGCAAAAATCCTAACGGGTTTAATCAGATTAGTCAAAGTGTATTAGCGGTAACGGTAAATGGTATTGACCAAGTAAATGTATCAACATCATCGGTATCAGTTAATACATCGTTAAATGTAATAAACTCAATAACCGCATCTATATTTAGTGGTTCACAATTTAGTGGTTCGTTTAGTGGTTCGTTTACTGGAGATGCTAGTAAGTTATATAATGTAACTCAAATAGCTAGTGGTTCTATCTATGTAAAAGTAAATGAAAATAATGTACTAATAAGTGGTAGTACTCAAATTACTGGTAGTGTAAGAGTAACTGGTAGTGTATATGTAGAAACTGGTTCTTATTTTGTTGGAGATGGTTCTCAATTAAGAAATATTAATGCTGATTCAATTGGCGATATAAATAGAATTAAGTCAGGTTCAGCAATTGCTGTAATATCTCCTGATAAAGGATTGGAGATAAATATAAAAACAACTATAACAGGTTCTTTAATAGTTAGTGGAAGTGAAATAATTACTGGTAGTGTAAACATTTTAGGTAATGAAACTATCAATGGTAATGTAATTGTAAACGGAACGGAAAATATAAATGGTAACTTAAATGTTACTGGAGCTTTACAGGTAACAGCTGGTGAAAATATAACTGGTAGTTTGAATGTAAGTGGTAGTGAAAATTTAATTGGTAACTTAACAATAACTGGTAACGAAAATATAAATGGAAATTTAGTTGTTACTGGTTCTCAAATAATAACACAAAATTTAACTGTAGCTGGTACTATTGTTTCAAATCAAATTGTAACAAACATAGTATCATCATCAGTAGTATATTCATCTGGCTCAAACATATTTGGTAATTCTGTAACAAATATACAACAATTAACTGGTAGTGTAAAAATAACAGGTAGTTTAATTGTTAGTGGTAGTGTTTATGTGGATAGTATCCCATCATCATTATCAAACCAAGTATTAGTAGTTGATACATCAACTGGTCAAATTGGTTCTAGATTTGCAGCAGCAACATCCGGTACATCTGGCACATCGGGAACATCTGGTACTTCAGGAGTAAGTGGTACATCTGGTAGTAGTGGTTCATCGGGAACATCTGGAAGTAGTGGTTCATCTGGTAGTACTGGTACAGCTGGTACAACGGGTTCGGCTGGAACATCTGGAAGTAGTGGAACATCAGGAACATCTGGTACAAGCGGTTCATCCGGAACATCTGGCACATCGGGAACATCTGGTTCATCCGGAACATCTGGTACACGTGGTACATCAGGAACATCTGGAGTAAGTGGTAGTAGTGGTTCGTCTGGAAGTACTGGTTCTGCTGGTACATCTGGTTTGACTGGTACAAGTGGTTCATCTGGTACATCCGGAAGTAGTGGTTCATCTGGTAAAGATGGTTCATCTGGTACATCCGGAAGTAGTGGAAGTAGTGGAACAAGAGGTTCAGCTGGTTCATCGGGATTGACAGGAACAAGTGGTTCATCTGGTGTATCTGGTAGTAGTGGAACATCTGGTAAAGATGGAAGTAGTGGTAAAGATGGTTCATCTGGTACATCTGGTACATCTGGAAGTAGTGGAATAAGTGGTTCAGCCGGAACATCTGGCACAAGTGGAATAAGTGGGTCATCAGGAACATCTGGAACATCTGGTTCATCTGGAAGTAGTGGTTTAACTGGTGGTGGTGGTACATCTGGAATAAGCGGTACAAGCGGTACAAGTGGCACAAGTGGCACAAGTGGAAGTAGTGGTTCGTCTGGTTCATCCGGCTCTACTGGTACGGCTGGTACATCTGGAAGTAGCGGTACATCTGGTACATCAGGAATAAGTGGTTCATCTGGAACAAGTGGGGTTAGTGGTTCATCAGGATTATCTGGAACTGCTGGTTCATCTGGAAGTAGTGGTTCATCGGGAACAACTGGTTCAGCTGGTACATCAGGAACATCTGGGACAAGTGGGTCATCAGGAACAAGTGGATTATCTGGTGCTACTGGTACATCAGGATTATCTGGAACTGCTGGTTCATCTGGTACAAGTGGTACATCGGGAATATCTGGCACAGCTGGAACATCTGGTAAAGATGGAGTAATAGGTTCATCTGGTTCGGCTGGCACATCGGGAACATCTGGCACATCGGGAACATCTGGAAGTAGTGGTTCATCTGGTTCAGCTGGTACATCGGGAACATCTGGTTCATCGGGTTCATCTGGAGCACAAGGTTCATCTGGCTCAGCTGGTACATCGGGTACATCTGGAAGTAGTGGTTCAAGTGGTAGTAGTGGGACTAGTGGAACAAGCGGAAGTAGTGGTTCATCTGGAAGTAGTGGTTCATCTGGAGCACAAGGTTCATCTGGTTCAGCTGGAACATCGGGAACATCTGGCACAAGCGGTTCATCGGGAACGTCTGGTACAAGTGGCTCATCGGGAACATCTGGTATAAGCGGTTCATCAGGAACATCTGGCACAAGCGGTTCATCAGGAACATCTGGAGTAAGTGGAAGTAGTGGTTCATCGGGAACATCGGGAACATCGGGCACATCTGGAAGTAGTGGAACATCTGGTTCATCTGGTACGTCAGGAACAAGAGGTACATCTGGAAGTAGTGGTAGTAGTGGTTCATCTGGTTCATCCGGAAGTAGTGGTGCTACGGGAGCCAGTGGTTCATCTGGAAGTAGTGGTAGTAGTGGCACAAGCGGTACATCAGGAACATCTGGCACAAGCGGTACTTCAGGAACATCTGGAAGTAGTGGTTCATCCGGTTCATCTGGTTCATCGGGAACATCTGGCACAAGCGGTACATCTGGAAGTAGTGGTACATCAGGATCAAGAGGTACATCCGGTTCATCTGGATTGTTATCTTTAAGTGGTGGTACTGATAATGGTGTAATAACACTAAATGGTACTGCACCAAATGCAACCGTTGAAAGTAATTTATTATTTGATGGTACTACATTGACGGTAACTGGAAATAATACTGTTTCTGGAAATAGTGTTATGGGTGGTTTAACGGCAATTGGTAATACAACAATATATAAAGCTGGTGTAAGCGCACCAACAACTGCGGATAATACAAATAATGCACATTTAGTATTAGCTGGAACTAACGCATTAGTAAGATTACAATTAGGTACTCAAAACGTTTCACCATTCGCAGGATGGATTCAAGCATCATATGATAATACAGGTGGAGCAAATGGTGTAGAACCCATAACATTAAATCCTTTAGGTGGTAATATTAATATCAATGGTAGTACATATTATCTTAGTAATGCTACATCAAACTTAAACGCATTAACATTAGCTGGTACTTTAAATGGTACAAACGCTGTGTTTTCATCAAATGTATCAGCAACAAATTTTTATGATGGTACTGGTACATTTAACGTAAATTTAGGTAATGGCGGTTCTGAAGGTAGAGGTATTGTAGCTGGTTATAGTGGTGGTTCTTATGGAGGATTAGGATACAACGTTAGACATACAACAACAGGTGGTAGCTGGAGAGCACCATTAGCAGACACATCAACTTATTTATTATTTAATAGTGGATTTACTTTCTATAATGATGCAGGTACAACATTAAATAGATTTGCATCATATACTCAAATAGGTAGATTGGATGGTAGTGGTAACTTTACTATTCCTGGTAACTCACAAGTAGGAACTTCATATGTAGGTAACGCAACAACTTATTATGTTAATTCAGGTACATCCTATTTAAACAATTTAAGTTTAGCTGGAAACTTAGTAGCAGCTGGTGGTATGTATTCATCTGGTGTTTACAACTACGCATTCTTACAAGTAACTGATACTAATAATTTCTGGATTACACCGGGAGCTAATAACTGGGGTTTATATTTTGAAACTACGGCTGGTGGATTATTGGGTGGTAGTGGTGATTCTAATAGATTAGGTTTTGTTGGTAGTGGTGTTGCTAGATTCTATGTAGATTTAAATAATGGAACTGGTTGGTTTGGAGGAAATTTAACAGCAGGTACGATTTATACTGGTGGTGGTTCTACATATTATATTAATGCAGGTACATCTTATTTAAACTCATTAACATTAGCTGGTAACTTAACTGCTAATACTGGAACTGTAATTGGAAATGTACTTTCATTTGGTAATAATAATTCACCTTTAGTTTATTGTGGCTTTAGTGGAGGTTATTTATATAATGGATTTGCATATTCATCGGTTTGGTCTAATTTAAGACATGGTGATTTAATAACGTATGAAACATCGGCAAATAATTCATCTTGGACATCACAAACTATTACCGATACAATTAGAAATACATTTTTAGGAGAAAAAGCTATATCTTCTTATAGTGGTGGTGGATTTACTATTGATGCTAGTGGTGGCGGTAGAGGTCAAAGATTTACATTTAGTATAGGATATAAAAACTTTGATATGTTCCATGTGGTAGGTAGTACCAATGGAGCAAATATTACAATTACAGTAGAAACATCAACAAATGGAGGAAGTAGTTGGAGTACTGCATTCAGTCACAACTGGAGTAGCTGGCCTGGTAACTTTACTAAATTCTATTCTTTATTTGATTCTGCTATCAATAGAATAAGGGTATCATTCTACAATACGGGTGGTAGTGGAAATGCTGGATCTGTAGCTGCACTTGCATACTATGGTGGATATAGTGGATATAATCAACCATACCATCAAGCGGTTTATGATTACGATTATTATAGAGCATACATTAGTAGAGATACTACAATTGGTGGAAACTTAACTGCAAACACTGTATATGTTGGAGGAGCAACAACTTATTATGTAAACGCGACAACATCAAACTTAAGAGGTTTGATAGCTGGTGGTGTTGATAATGGGTCTGTAATTTTCTATCGTTCATCAAATCCATATTCAATTGGAGGTACTGATGCGGTATTGACTGTTTCTGATAGAAGTGGAGCAGACTGGGGTATTTTTGTTGACAAGACTGGATTTGATTATGGTATTTATACAACTATATCATCCGGTGGTTCTTATGGATTTGCGGTTAATGATGGTAGTGGTTGGGTATGGAGAGTAAATGGAGCAGGTAATCAATTCTTTACTAATTATCTATCTGGTAATGGTAAGCAAGCACTTGATACAACAGATAGTTATTTAAGATTAAATCAATCTAATGCATTTACTAATGGTACTTATACTCCATATAACTTTAGAGCAGATGGTAATCTTTATGTAGGTGGTACAACTTATTACATTAGTAGTGGTGGACAAGCTAACTTAAGTTCAGCATATATTGGAGCACATTTATTTGACGCATTCAATACGGCAAATATTAGAATTAGAACATCTGGAAATAGTGATGGTGGTATCGTAGTACAAAATAGTTCTGGTGGCTTCAAATTCCAATTATATGGTGATAATAGTAGTAACTATGGTTTTTTAAATGGTACATGGGCAAGCTGGGATTTGAGAAAAAATCTGAGTGATGGTAACTTGTATATGAATAATAATAGTAGTTATTACTTGAATACAAATGGTACAAGTGTTTTAAATATATTAAGAACTAATCAAGTATCAACTCCATATCATAGTTTAACATCTACATTTAACGCACTTAACTATTCAACTGGAAACGGATATTTAATTACTACGAATATTGATTATGGTACTTTCAATATGCCAACTGTAATTATTGAGGGTTATGCATATGGAAATGCACAATCAATTAATTTACAAATTGTTTGGTACGCATATGGTGGTAGTTGGACGAATCATTCATATATAAATAACGGTGATTGGGATCCTGGTACTGTAAGAATTGGTAGAAATGGGGCTGGTAAGGTGTGTATTCATCTATCATCAAACATCTATTATGGTAGATTTAACGTAAGATGTATATATGACCAAGGCTCAGGATATTTGGAAAGTTGGGCTATTACAGATGCAACTTATACTGGTTTAAGTATAATAACAACTGTTCCAAAAAATTCATTAAATACATCAATTACTGGTAACGCAACATCTGAAACTTTAGCTACTGTAACATCAAGAGGTAATGTTGCTAGTGGTGATTTAATTACTCCAAATTCATCTTATCATTTTAGAGCAAGATATGTAGATAACTCTGGTATTTATAATGCATCTCTTAATTGGTACGGTTTACAATTAGGTAATAATGGTGCAAACTATATAGTAGCAGGTAGAACTAATACAAATGGTTGGTTAGATTTCTATGTTAATAATACATCAGATTTCCCTTCTATAAACGGACAGCACGCTGTAAGAATTGATTCGGACAGACGATTATATTCATATGTTGATACTCGTTCACCTATATTCTATGATTATGATAATGCATATTATAAGTGGGATGGCAATGGTACATCAATAGGATATTTAATACAAGCTGAAGCTTACTTTAGACAAAATAACGATGGTGGTACATTCTTAGTATCCGATAACTCTGAAGCAAATAACTGGTTATTCCAAGAAAATGCTAGAGGCTGGGGTATATTTTATTTCAACAAAGGTTCTCAATCTGGACAAACTTATGGTGCATACACTATGGTTGGTGCAGAAACTGTATTTGTTGGGCAAGGTTCTGGACCTGCAATGCCAGGTTGGGTTGGGTATAATGGTAGTAGTAAAGTAAATGCAATAATATCGCACTATAATGGTTCATTCTGGACATATGGTAGACAATATTCAGCAGACAGCATGCAGGCACCTGCATTTTATGGTACATCTAGTACTGGATACTATTCAGTTCCTGATGGTACTTCTAACTTGGTTGGAATGTATGCAAACTATTATAGAGGTAATACAAACGCCGGTGGTACTGGTAACGCATCGTATCATCCATCTGGTATTTATTCATTAGGATATAACTGGTTGTATGGTGGTATTAATGCTGGTGGTAGTGATGTTGTAAGTGTAAACAATCTTACGGTTGGATATTCTGGTTGGTTCAACTCTAATAATAATAACTCATCAAGAGATGGTGGTATTACATTGTGGAGTACTGGTAACACTACTACATCTTGGATGGGATTCAAATATGGTGCAAACATTGGATATGGTACGCATGGTTATCAATCCGATAACTATGGTACTTGGTTTATAATGGATACATCTGGTAGAGCTTGGGTATTCAGAAATATGAGTACCAATACGAATGTGGCATCTATTAATAACTATGGTGATTTCTATACAAATGGTGTTCATAATGGTAGTACTTTAATTGCTCGTAGTTCTGTAAACTCAGATTACTACTATGATTATGGTGGAACATTCGCATTCAGAATTAATAGTGGAACTGGTAACACTAGAAGTATTGATTTGGGTAATAGTGGAACTGACCCATCTGCAGTAGGTTCTCAAACTGGTATTACATCTGGTACTAGAAGTGATGCTCAACCTTACTATATGATATTTGTAAGAGGACCATACAACAATGGTTACTCAACACATACTCGTTTAGTATTAGGATGGCACACTGGGGTTGAAATTGGTGGTAGATGGGATTATGGTGGAACTAGATTCTATAATAATGACCCTTATCACGGTTCTGAAATTATGTCTGTTGGTGCTGGTGACCAAAATATTAGAATTTCTAATACTCTATACGTTCCGTATATTGTAGATAGAGATAATGGTGGATATTATATTGATATGAATGGTTCATCTTATATGAATACATTAACGATGGCCAATACAATATATTCTAATAACTGGTTTAGAAGTTATGGTGGTACTGGATGGTATAATGAATCTTATGGTGGTGGTTGGTTTATGCAGGATTCTACTTGGTTAAGAACATATAATGGTAAAAACATTTATTGTGATTCATATATTAGAGCACAAGGTTCATTTAGAGTAGGTAGTGAATATTCTATTTGGGGAAACTATGGTTCATATAGCTCCTATATTAGTAGATTGGCATTTGTATCATTTGACTGGAACGCAACATATGATACATTTAATAATCACGGATATGCATCGCAAGATTATAACGCTAACTGGGCTGATTCAGTTTCATTAAACTCATTCAATGATATTACATTGAGAGTTGATGCGAATAACAATAACACTTATTCGTATTTGAGATTGATGGATAACTCAACTGGTGATAACACATTCACTTACATGAGTGGTGAGAATGGTAACCCAATTGCATATTTCTACAATAGAATGTATTCTGGTACTATGTATAATAGATACGATGGTTCTAAATACTTAGACCGTTATACTGGAGATTATACATCTTGGTATATGGGTGGTTCTAATAATGGATATTCTGGATGGAGAGTTGATGGTAGTATGGCATTGATGATACATACTGCTGGTGCTGGTGCACCTTGTGGATTCTGGCATCCTTCATATGGTTGGTCATTCTTATCATATTGTAATGGTAACGTTTATTTAGCATACGCAGCTGGTTGGAGAGCATATACTACTGATTGGGGATTCTATATTAGTGGTGATTTGAGAGCAAGTGGTAACGTAATTGCATACTATTCTGATATTAGACTTAAAGAAAATATAGAAACAATTCCTAACGCTTTAGAAAAAATCCAAAAGCTTAGAGGTGTTACTTATGATTGGAATAATGAAAAGGTAAACATTAATAGTAAGCGTGCTGGAACTAGAGATATTGGATTGATTGCACAGGAAGTTGAAGAAATAGAACCATTATTAACAACGGAATACCAAACTCAACTTACACATCAAGATTCTAAAAACGCAATGGATGCGGTTGATTTTGTTCCTGAAATGTCTCCAATGTATAAGACTATCAAATACGATAAGATTACCGCACTATTGGTAGAGGCAGTTAAAGAATTAAAAGCAGAATTGGACGAAGCAAGAGCTGAAATCAAAGAATTGAAAAATAAAAAGTAACATATTTATATAAAATAACAAAACTATGGCATTCGAATACAAATGGTCATTAACAGGACTTAGAAAGCAAAATACATCTGATAAATCAGATGTTATTGTTGGTACACAATGGAAACTTGAAGCTACTGATGAAGAAGGATATGTGGCTACATTTACTGGAGGAACTCCATTTGAAATATCTGATTTAAACGAAGATGGATTCATCGATTACAAAGATTTATCTGAAGATTTAATATTGGGTTGGGTTAAAACATATGTAAGTGGTTCGGAATCACCGAATCCTCATTATTGGCAACATATAAATGAGCAATTAAATAAACACATTGATTCACATAAATGGGAAAAGCAAGAAGTTGGTCCTAAAAATTTCCCTTGGTCTGAAGCATCTGGTAGTAATATACCTGACGCACCTCCTGTATAATATACCAAAAATATATTATTTTGAATGTCCAAAGTATAGTTTAATAAAATAAATTATGTTTTGGACATTTTCTTTATATTTATATAGGTAATATTGTACATACTCAATATTAGCATTTTAAAACATAATAATCGGAGAAATAACATGGCAGAAAGAATTGTATCCCCTGGTGTATTTACTAGAGAAAACGATTTATCATTCCTTTCTCAAGGAATCGGTGAAATCGGAGCAGCATTTATAGGACCTCTAAAAGAAGGACCTGCATTTGTACCTACAATCGTAACAACTCAATCAGAATTTGAGGAAAAGTTCGGTAAAGTAGACGGAACATATTATACTGAATACGCAGTACAAAATTATTTAAGAGAAGCTGGACAAGCTACTATCGTAAGAGTTGCAGGTATCGGAGGATACTACCAAGCAGCACCATTAGCAATAGTTGCTGGTGGTAAAATAGCTGGTGTATTATACTCAACTTCAAACGGATTCCAAAACTATGGTTTTACTGGAGGAAGTGCAACCGGTACATCTGGTTCATTTGTAATTACTGGAGCAACCGGTAGTGCAACGAATGTATCAGCATCAACAGTAACATCAGCTACAAATGATTTATCAGATGTATTTGGTGAATCTCCACTTGGACCAAAAGAAGCATACACTTATGTTTACTTTGAAAATGCAGCAAATGGTTTACCAACAGCTAGTATATCTAGTATTGTATTACCTACACAGGATTATACATTTGATGCACAGCCTGCACAAACTCCAATGGTTACCTCTCAATTGATTAGTGGTGTAAGATATGACCTTTTCAAATTTGTAACTTTAGGTGATGGTGCAAATTATAATACTAAATTTAAAGTTGGTATTTCTAATGTAAAGGCAGCTGGTGAAGATGGTGGTACTGATTATTCAACTTTTACTGTAACTATTAGAAGTTATTCTGATATTGATAAGAGAAAGAGTGTTGTTGAAACATTTAACAATGTAAACTTAGACCCTGCTTCTCCAAACTTTATAGCTAGAAGAATGGGTGATTCTTATATTACAATTGATTCTGCTGGCAAAATCACACAAAATGGTGATTACGCTAATAAATCAAAATATGTAAGAGTTGAAGTAGCAATAGCTGGTTCATATCCTATATCAGCAGCACCATTCGGACATGCAGCATATATAAATCCAATTGAAACAGCAGCTGGCGATGTAACTAAAGTACCTGCGGTTGTATATCAAACAGGTTCAGCAGCTAACACAGCCGGTTCTCCAATCTATTATAGTGGATTTGATTTTGAAGGTGAGGGTGTATCAATTGATAACGCTCAATATTTAAAACCAATTCCTGATGGAGCATTATCAGGTTCAAACGCTGTTTTCGGATTTGATTCTCAATTATCATACCAAATGACTGGTTCAAAGGCAGTTGATATGGTTAAGAGACAATTTGTATTAGCATTCCAATATGGATTTGATGGTATCAATCCAATCACACCAATAGCTAAAGCTGGTGATGCAAATTGGAGCAATGCAAATCAGCAAGGATTCAATTGTTCAACTTCAGCAGCATCTGGTTCAGTAGCATATACAAAAGCAATTAACGCAATTTCTAATCCTGATGAGTGGGATATCAATATGGTGGTAACACCTGGTCTAAACTACCAAAGCCATCCAGCAGCTGTTCAAGCAGTTATTGATATGGTTGAAGATAGACAAGATGCATTCTACATAGCTGAATTTTCTGATTATGATGCAACAATTGCAGATGTAACTGAAAAAGCGCAAGGAGTAGATTCAAATTATGTTGGTACTTATTATCCTTGGATTAAAACAATTGATACAAATACAAACAAATTAACAATAGTTCCTCCATCAGTATTATTACCAGCGGTTTACGCAAGTAATGATAGATTGGCGGCAGAGTGGTTCGCACCGGCTGGTTTGAATAGAGGTGGTATCACTGGAGCAGTTAGTGTATTGAATAGATTAACACATGCAGAGAGAGACACTCTATATGAGAACAAAGTAAACCCAATCGCAGCATTCCCTGGACAAGGTATTGTAGCATTCGGACAGAAGACATTGCAAGATAAGGCTTCGGCATTAGATAGAATCAATGTAAGAAGATTACTTATCACAATGAAGAAGTTCATCGCTTCAACATCTCGTTACTTAGTGTTTGAACAAAATACATCTACAACTAGAACTCGTTTCTTAAACACTGTAAACCCTTATTTAGAGGCTATCCAACAAAGACAAGGTTTATACGCATTCAAAGTTGTAATGGATGAAACTAACAACACACCGGATGTAATCGATAGAAATGTATTAGCAGGACAAGTGTTCTTACAACCGGCAAAGACAGCTGAATTCATCGTAATTGATTTCAACATCTTACCAACGGGAGCATCTTTCAACGCATAATTTGAAAATAAAGGAATTGGATATTTATTAATATAAAATAAACGGAACAAAAATGGCAGAAATATTAGAATTTGATAAGATGTTCTATACGAACTTCGAACCTAAAATGAAGAACAGATACATCATGGAAATTGATGGTATTCAATCATATTTAGTAAAAGCTGGTAACAGACCTCAAATTAACTTTGAGAAAGTAACCTTAGACCATATCAACGTTAAAAGACAGTTGAAAGGTAAAGGTGAGTGGCAAGATTTAGAAATCACTCTTTATGACCCAATCGTTCCATCTGGAGCACAAGCGGTAATGGAGTGGGTGAGATTATCACATGAATCTATTACTGGTAGAGATGGATACGCTGATTTCTACAAAAAGGATATCGATATCTATATGTTAGGACCGGTTGGTGATAAAATCGAACAATGGAAACTTAAAGGAGCTTTCATTCTTCAGGCTAACTTTGGTGATTTAGATTTCACTTCAAACGAAGTAGCAACTATCACTTTAACATTAGCTTATGATTACGCTATCTTAGAATACTAATCTAAAAATAATAAAAACAATCAGGGGATATCAAAATATCCCCTTTTTTGTGCTTTCTAATTTTTTAAAAACTATGTATTTATATATACAAACTTAAAACAAGTAAAGTTATGACAGACAAAGTATATGATTTTCCAACGGAAGTATTAGACCTTCCATCTCAAGGTAAAGTATATCCACCAGAACATCCATTATCATCTGGGCAAATTAGAATTAAATTAATGACTGCAAAGGAGGAAGATATTCTTTCTTCATCTAATCTTATTAAAAAAGGATTAGCAATTGATACATTATTTGAATCTATTATAGTAGATGGTATAAAATCGGATGATATTATTATTGGTGATAAAAACGCTATCCTTTTAGCAACTAGATTATTAGGATATGGTGCAGAATATAATTTACAATTCTTTTCATCTAAAAAAGGTGAAACAATTAATGTAAATTTTGATTTATCTACAATCCAAACTAAAGAAGTTGATTTTTCAATATTCAAAAACAAAAATGAATTTGATTATACAACACCAAGTGGTACTAAATTAACATTTAAGATATTAACACATGGTGATGAAAGATTAATTGATAAAGATGTAGAAGCTCTTAAAAAAATAAATAAAGATGTATCATCTGAGATTAGTACTAGATTAAGATATATGATTAAATCAGTTGATGGTAAGAATGATTTAGCAACTATTAACAAATTTGTAAACAATATGTTAGCTAAAGATAGTAGAGCATTAAGAGAGCATATTAAGAGTATGTCACCTGATATGAATATGAAATTTGAATATACTCACGAAGATGGTGAGGTGGAGGAGGCACCTATTGCATTAGGAGTTGGGTTTTTTTGGCCTTCCTACCAATCATAGTATAAACCTTCATTCGCAGATTTTTGATATGGTTAATTATGGTAATGGATTTACTATGATGGAATTGTATCAAATGCCAACCAGACTAAGGTTATTTTATTATAATAAACTGGTGGACTCTAAGAAAAAAGAGAATGAGCAAGTAAAATCATCACAAAGACAATCAAAAGTTAGGATAAAGAGATAATTTCTCCAAATCCTAACTTTTTCTTTTATAAGATATTTATTATCGTATAAGTAAACAAATTCAAATATGAAAAAATACAAATTATCAGAATCTAAAATTAATGAATTTTGGGATTTATTTTTTAAAAAGAAAAAAACGCCATATGAAATTCAAAAAATAGTAGATAATGACCCTATATTAAAGAAATTACAAGCCGATTATGATAAACTTGATTCAAAGGCATCGGATGGATTAAAAACTATAAAAAGACAAGATCCTGATATTTTTAATACATTAGTTAAAATGGGACTAGCTCCAAAAGATATATAATCCATTTAAAAAATAATTAATGGCAGATTCCAAAAATAGTAGAGAATTAAACGAATTGCTTAAACAGCAAGGAGAACTTCAAACTCGCTTAAATGAGCAAGTAAAGGCTGCCGCAGTACTTAGTGGTAAGGAAGCTCAAGAAATGGAAAATAAAATAGCTAGTACTAAAATACTTTTGGGATTGACTGAGGAGGAAGCAAAAAAGAGACAAAAAGCATTAGAACAAAATGAAAAAAGACAAACTAAAATTAATGCATTAAAAGAAAAAGAAAAAACTCATCAAAAAGAATATAATGAATTAATAGATGAATTTGCAACATCTATTTCAAAAATGAATCCTCAATTACAAAAAGCTTTACAAATAAATACTAATAGTGCTGGTACTTTTGGAGAAATCGAAGGTAGAATTTTACAACTTAAAAAAAATGAACTAAACTTATCAGAAGAACAAAAGAAAATAAACGATAGTCAAATAGAAGCATTAAGTGGTTCACGTGATATGCTTATAGATGCAAATGATGAGTATATTAAGCAAATAAATAGTATGCTTGGCATACAAGAGGTAGATAAAAAAAGAATTGAATTTTTAGAAAAAATAAAAGATTTAGGGGAAGCTGATAGAGAATTGGCATTACGAGCATTTGAACAATCTGAAAAAAAAGAACATCAATTAGAACGTTTAAAAGAAATTCAAGAACAAACAAATGAGATAGCTTCAGAATTACCGGAATCATTAACATCAGCCGCAGGAGCAGCAAAAAAATTAATGGGAGCTCTTATAGCAGGTTCTCCTATATTATTATTATTTACGGCAATAGGACTTGCAGTTGAAGATTTTTTAGAATTAGATAAAGCAGCGGGTAAATTTAGAGAGGATACTGGATATACAAAAAAGCAAACATATGAAATAGAACATTCAGCTCATGAAATTGCATTAGAATATGCAAAGATGGGAGTGGATGCAGCTATTGTATATGAAATAACAAATCAACTTAAGAATGAATTTAGTGATATAGCTCAATTTAGTGAAAGTACTTTAGGTGCACTATCAATAATGACAACCAATTTAGGTATATCAGAAGGTGAAGCAGCTAAATTACAAGCCGTATTTGAGCAAGTATCTGGATTATCACAAGAAACAGCAGCTAATGTAGGATTGCAAGTAGCTAGTATGGCAGAGATGGCCGGTGTATCTCCTAAAGAGGTATTAGAAGATATTTCAAAAAGTGCAGGAATTACATCAAAATATTTTCATGGTGATGTTGGTTTGCTTAAAGAGCAAGTAATAAAAGCCCATCAATTAGGACAAGAACTTTCTGATGTTGAAAGGGTTGCTAAGAGTTTATTAAATTTTGAAGAAAACATTGGAGATGAATTAGTAGCAGCAACTTTTGTTGGAGGGCAATTTAATTTATCGCAAGCAAGAGGTTTAGCAGCTGCCGGTAAAATGGTTCAAGCTCAAGACGAGGTATTAAACCAAATTCAAAGAAGTGGAGAATTTTCCAAACAGGATGTATTCACTCAAGAGGCTTTAGCTAAAGCATCTAATATGACTGTTGAAGAGATTAATAAACAATTATCAATTAGAAAACGATTAGGAAACCTTACTACAGAAGAAAAAGAAAAAGCAACAGCTGCTATAAACGCAGGATTAGATATAACGGAATTAAATGATGAGCAGTTAAAACAAAAAACGGAAGAATTTGCATTAAATACACAAATACAATCATCTCAACAACAAATGGGTAATGGATTGAAAGCAATTGGTACTCAAATTGGTTCATTGTTATTAAAACCAATGCAGTTATTAGCAAGTGTATTTGAATTTATAGCACAACATTCATTTGTACTTTACGGACTTATGGGTGCTCTTGGAGTTGGTGCATTTTTCTATGCAAAATCTGTAAAAGAAGCTGCCGCTTCTAAAGCTCTAGAGGCAACGATGCAAAGTGCAATATTGAAATCCCAATATGAACAATTATTAGTATCACAAGAACAAGCAGCTCTTAATGCTGAAAAGGTAGTAGCAGAAGGAATAGTTACAACTGAAAAAGAAGCTGCAGTAATTGCAGATACTGCAGATTTAGGAATGGCAGGACCTAAAATAGCAGCAGCTACTACAGAGGCAGGCATAAAAGAACAAAGTGCAATTGCATCTATTTTTGCTGGAAATGCATGGATGGGTCCTTTGGGTTTATTGGCAATTGGTGGAATACTTGGATACTTAGCATCATCTATGAGTAAAGCGGGAGATGTAATGTCACCAGCTAATGGTAAAACGGTAGTATCAACTAAAGAGGGTGGTTTATTTGAATTATCTGCAAATGATGATTTAGTAGCAGCACCCGGAGCAGCAAATGCATTATCTGGTGGTGGAGGAGGTGGAGTACAAATGAATTTAGCAGCATTATCAGCACCATTAAACTCAATGATTAATGAAATAAAAGCACTTAGAGCAGATTTAAATGCAGGTAAGATATCTGTTTATATGGATGGTTCTAAAGTTACATCCGGAATTACTAAACAGGTTGAAAAGACAAGCAGAAATAGTTTTAATTTAGCGTAAATATAGAATAGCATGCCATCATTAAAAGAATTATTTAAATCTCAAAAGTTAAGCAACGGCCAAACGGCTCAACAAAAGTATGATATTCAAAATAGTAAAGAGAATAAACCTACTTCTGCAAATGCATTAATGACGGCAATATCATTTCCATTACAGCAAATAGCAAGACGAAATTTATCTGCAAAAGGTAGAGAAACTAGATTTGAGGAAGAAATAACCGGATTGAGAATATTAAAAAATGTAGCATCTCCGATTATATATGGTACTGATATTATTAGATTAAAAACTCGTACTACAACGGATTTGGATAATATGAGAGAAGCAGCGAATGGTAGTAATGCTGGTGGTATTCTTAGTGCATTTGCAAATAAGATTAAAAGTTCAGTATCTAATTTTTTAGGATTACCTCAAAGTATAATTCCAACTTTAGTATTTAATGATACTAAAAATAAGCTTACAAAAAAAGGCAAATTTCATATAGGGTTTAATAGAAAGGATAGTAGTGTTTGGAATACAATGACATCTTTAAGTGAAATAAAAGATGATGCGGCAGGTTCTTTATTAGGTAAATTTTTACAACAAAATGCGCAAGGTACACCAAATCAAATGGGTGGCCAAATTTTAGGTGGTGGTATTCAAGCAGCAAAAAGTGCACTTACTAAAAAATTATTTGGAAGTTCTGCAGCTGGTATTGCTGACCCTTTATACAAAAACACACCTACTTTATTTGTAAAGAATAGAAATAAATATGGACAATTAGAATTCAATTCATTGAAGCAAGATTATTCGTTATTTGAATATAAGCACTACGCAAATAATAATGTGTACGGATTTAATTATTCTCAAAAAATATCCCCAAAAAGTGTAGAAGTTGGCGATAGAGATGATTTATCTACAATTCTTACAAACATTGAAAATATATTTCCACAAAAGTTATTACCTAAAAAAATAACTAAAATACAATACCAAAACGATTACACTAATACACCATATTCCAAAGCTAAAAATGGAGTATTGGGCACAGTAAATGAATATGGTGATTACGTAGCAGAAAATTCATTAAATACTAAAAGAGGATTTACATACAATGAATTAATGTATGATGCTAATGGTAACGCAACTGCTATGCCTGGTAATTATGGAGATGCTTTAAATAGCTTAGTTGCTTTTAGTGAAGAAGACGAATTAAAATTAAATGATTATACTAAAAATTTAGATTTTATACCATTAAAATTTTATTCTGTTGCAAAGAAATCCGTTGTTATGTTTAGAGCAACAATAAGTGGATTTAGTGAAACTCTTAGACCTACTTGGGAGCCGGGTAAATTTGTAGGAAACCCATTTAACTATTATACATACAGTGCAATAGAAAGAACGGCAACATTTAAATTTAAAATATATTCATTATCAGCTGGAGAACATATAGCAGCATGGCAAAGAATTAAATTCTTAACATCATTAGTATATCCACAAGGATATAATAGTCCTGCCAAATATGTAGTACCACCATTTATAAAATTTACTTTAGGAGATTTATATCACAAAAAAGAAGGATTTATAGAATCATTAACATATACTGTGGATGATAATTATTCTTGGGAAACGGGCCTTAATGCAATACCTGGCGCTTCTGGAAATGGAGCTATTGGACAAAACGAATTAACAAATTATAAATTACCAATGATTATAGATGTCGATGTATCTATAAAATTTGTAGAATCGGCCGCATCTCATGGTAGTGAAACAAAAGGAAAAGATTCCAAAGGAAACGATATAACTATATTTAATCCAGCAAGTAATTTATATGCATATGGTAAGAAAGCAGATGATGCAAAAAAGAACATAGACAGTGGAGGTAATCCAAAAACAAATACAGCGGCATCTCAACCAAAAGCTAAAGATGGTGCTAAAAAAGAAAATCCTGTTAAAAAAGCAAATACAAAAGTAGATTTTTCAAGAGAATCAAATTTAGCAGCTGGAATGAAAGATGGTAGTGGTAAAAAGGAATATATTTTAGATGGTAAGAAAGTTAGTAAAGAAGAATTGGAAACAGCCGCAGGAATAAAAAAGCAATAGAATATGTCAAGTAGATATCAAAATAATAGAACTAAAAAAACAATTGATGGTAGAGAGGTATATCAATCAAAAATATATGCTAATATTCCATTGAGAGATGATGATATATATGTAGCAACTGAAACTGGTGATAGATTAGATTCACTTGCTTATCAATTCTATGAAGATGCATCTCTTTGGTGGATAATAGCATCTGCAAATAATATACACAATGCTGTATTTGGTTTTGAGGATGGGACAATATTAAGAATACCACAAAACTATTTAGAAATCGTAAATAATTTTAATAGATAATATGTGGCCTAAGCTATCAAATATAGAAGCAAATATCGCTTCCAAAATAAAGAATAGAAATAATGTAGCAGCTAGTACATTGAATTGCTGGGTAAGAGTTATTTCTGGAGCAAATGCTGGATTGATATTTGAATCACATCCCGAATATCCAATATTTTCGCTTGCAGGTGAACCATCAGTATATGGTAATTCAACAACAAGCGGTACTATTGGCACAGATTGGAACGGTAAAATAGTATCTACTAAAGCTGGTAGAGCATTAAGACCAAGACCAATTATAACTGGATTGGAAGTTAAAGAAGGACATGACCAAATATCAAGAGAAGCAACTTTAAAAATAAAATGTTTTACATTAGAACAATTAGAAAAGATTCAAGAATATTTTATGGAACCGGGTTATACATTGTGTATTGAATTTGGATGGAACACTCCAAATGCTGCAGCTGGTATAATAAAAACAAAAGAAATATTATCCGATGGAGTTTCATCAAATTTAAATCAAAATAAATTACATGCTAAACGAATTAAATCAAATGGAGATTATGATTCTTTTTTAGGATTTATAGTTGGTGGTAGTATTAGTAATGAAAGTGAAGCATTTGATGTTGAAATATCTTTAAGAGGGTCTCCATCTTTACCTACATTTATGCAATCTCATAATTTACCATTAGAAAAAAATAATAAAGGAGATATTGATTTACGAATAAATAACACAGGTCCCCACCCATTTCCATCAGCAGACGCGGAAAATGAAAAAGTTAATGTATTAGACCGAAGATTTATTGCAATGTTCAATGCATTGCCAACATTTAGACAAACGGATGATGTTAAAAACATATTAAAAGATGGTATTACTCCGTCGGTTAAATTAAATGAACTTGATTTTATAAATTTTGATAAAGTAGTTAGTAATTCTGTAAATTCATTTGCAGACCCATCTTTTTTTAAAAGATTTCAAAAAGGACAAGGAAAAGAAGTTAATGTTAATGGAACTGCTGGTGATATTCCAATAGAAAAAGATAAACTTTTTTCAAAAAATAGATATATTAGACTTGAATTGGCTGTGGCAATATTAAATAGAATTGGTGTTATTGAAGCATATCAAATAGGAAATGAAAGTATTGATTTACGAATTGATATTTCAAATTCTGTTATTGGTGCTTTTCCAAAAATCTTTTCAGCTAAAGCTGATAAATTACTAATAGCAGGTACACTACCTGATTTTAGTAAATATTTTTTAAAGCTACCAGAGGAAAACCAACAGGCGTTATATGATAGTGAGTTTATTGGACTTGGTGTCCCTTTTGTTGAAACAGACCCACTACCAAATGCCAATGTAAAGGGGTATAGTGAGAATGCTCAACATTGGGGCTATATTAAAAATCTTTATGTAAATTTTGATATGTTTAAAAATAAAATTGAACAAAAAAATAAAAACATAAGAGAAATATTTTTAGATATATTAAATGAAATGTCTGATGCAGTAAATTCATATTGGAATTTTCAAATAGTAGAAATTCAAGATGAAAATGGAAATATAAGTAAAGTAACTGAAATAAACGCATCTACAATTCCTTTATTAAATCCAACTAATATAACAAATCCAATAAAACTTACTCAAATTGAAGATACTAAAACTACTATAAAATTGGGTGTAATAGATGAGCATTGGATAGGTAAGCCACCAACGATAGAACCAATACAAACATTTTATCATAATGGAGCTAATTGTACATTTTTACAATCAACTTTAGAATCATCTATACCAGGTGAAATGACAAGTGCAATAGTTTCTAGAAGATTAAATGTTGTAACAAATCCGGATTCTCCTATAACAGATGTTGGTGGATTTTTTAATGCAAGTGTTGATTTATTTTTAAAAGAAGTAATAGCTAACGGACAGACTAGAAAAGTAACTACTGAAGCAGCGGTTGGTGACAGTACAAACCCACCAGTTAAAAAAACTGAATTAGAAGAACTACAAGAAAACAAGGGAAAGTTAGGTGTAGTTAGAGATACAGATGAATTAGGAAATAAAAAATATACATATAGTAAAACACCAGGACAACCAGATCCACCCAAGGTATCAGATGATGATATACGTGCATATGAAGCATTAGAAACAGCTATAAATGCAAAAAAAGAGCAAACGCAAAAACAGGAAAAAACAACTCTTACACAAAATTTAGATAAACTTGATGTAGTACCAAATCCAAAACAAGCTACACCATTAAAATTAGATAATTCAAGTATTACAGATACAAACAAATTTAAAGAAAATTTTGCAATATATTGCTTTAATGATACTTCATTTTTTGATAAAATTAAAAATAAAAATTTCTTTTTAAGTAAACCAACAGATAATTTAGTAAATAAAAATGGTTCAATAGATAAAAGATTATCGCACCCATTACCTATAAAATATAGTTTTAAAATATTGGGAACAAGCGGATTAAGAAGAGGTGATATGTTTAATATAATTGGTATTCCTACAAAATATGCAAAATATGGATTGTTTCAAATAACTCAAGTTGAACATACAATTGAAAATATGAATTGGTTTACATCAGTAAAAGGAGAATATAGACAAATACAATAATATGAGTATATACAGAGTAGTATATGATAGACTTAATAGAAGTAAAATAAATCAATTTGAAATACCAAATATAGAAACTCATGTGCCAAAGCCAATAGATACTGATTATACAACGGGATATATTACTAGATATTTTATACAAAAATCAAATGATATAAATTCTGTTGTGCGTGAAATATCAAAAACAGGATATCAAGAATTTATAAATAATAGTTTTTATACAATCGTAACATTAGATTGGAAGATAGCAGGTACTGCTGAAGAAATAAAAGAAGGAAATTTAAAATCGGTAAAAAGAGCAGCTAAGGTATTACCAGCTGTTCAACTTTATTTACCATACCTTTTACAATTTTCTAAACAATAATTTGGCAGTTTAAGAAATTATTCGTATATTTACATTATATAATGGGGATGCCATGGACTTGATTGCAATGAGAATGGTAGTACCACACGTAGAGAGATGTGCTAGAGCTCTTTAAATCTGCGCAAACAAACAACTGACGAAATGTCAACTATGACCTTTGATTC